ACCACAGTGTGCATTTGCGCAGTCGCGCCCACTCGACCGACCAGCGAATGAGCTTCATCGCTTCCCACATCGCGCCGTCGTCGGCGCACAGCGCGGCGACGTTGCATTCGGTCTCGCCCGGCGTCCAGGGTTTGACCGAAATCATCGAAATCAGAAAGGCGTTGGTCGTGCGCTGCGGCAAAAACATCAGCGGATTTTTCAGAACGATGTTGCGCAGCCAGCCTTCCGCGCCCGGCGGATCGTAATTTTTCGGATAACGCTTGCGGCCCAACCAAACAACCCAGAGCAGATCGGCCTCGGTGATCAGGCGCGGCTCGCTGAGCGTCGCCATCTCGCCGCGTGGTTCGACCTCAAGTTTCGCTAGAGCACGCTGTTCGCGTTGGAGTGCTCCTGATGATTGACAAACGTCCACCATGTCAGGCTGTCCGTGTTAGCCAGATCGCTGTCTATCAGAATTTCGTTTTGCAGGATACCGAGACCCACATTGAAGTCGGTATGCGACTGCTGATGATCCTTGTGCCACATCGTGGCGGGGTATTGGCTGTCGTAGACCGGGTCGAGCACATAGGAGCCGCTCTGTCTACTCGCGGCCAGCAGATTGCGCGTCTGCTGATCGTGCTCGAAGGCAAACATCGGGTCGGCGGGATTGAGCAGCAGCGCGAGCGGCATCACTCGCCCCCGCGTCGCCCTCGGTCGCGTGAGATCAGCTCGCTGCCTTGTTGCTCGGGGGTGCGGGTGTCGCTGGTGCCCATTGGATCGAAGCCGCGCGGACTGACGCGGTCCATCTCCATGTCGCTACCGCCGGGGCGCAGCGCGCCGCGCGGACCGACGCCGGGCGCGGTGCCGAGACGCAAAGGCCCGGCGAGTGAGCGATCTGATCTCTGCACCACGTTGGGGTGCTGAAAGCGTCCTACGGGACTGCGTCGCTCCGTTCCATCGGAAGTGCGAGCTGCTGGCCATTCTCGTTCTTTGTCTGCCATAGGTTGACCCTTCTGTAGGCGACGCCCTCGCGGTGCAGCGCGACCAGCACCTCTTCCTGAGTATAGCAGACATAGCAATTGATGTTGCACGCCTTCAGCTTGGCGTGCATCTCGCGCTGTTTGGCGGTGGCGGTGTTGGGCTTCACCTTCAGCTCGATGCCGACCACGCGGCGGTTTCGGTCGAACACCAGAATGTCCGGCATTCCGCGCTTGAGACCGGCGGCCTGAAGGATGCCTGCTGTCGCCTTGCCGAGTTTGCCCCACCCGGCGGGGAAGGCGCAGCAGAATGCGGGCGGGATCAAGATCCAGTCGAGCAACTCGGCAACTGCTTTTTGAAAATCTGTTTCAGCCGGGTTGCTCGGCAGGTTGACCTGTTTGGTCATCGACGGCCACTCCGCACCGGACCCGTGCGCCCGCCGGGGCGCGGGGTGCGGTGGCCCTTCGCGTTGCGACCGCGTCGCGAAGCGCGGCCCCAATCGCCGGGATAGCCGCCGTCAGACCAGGGCATTCGACACACCGGGCCTGATCGGCCCGGTGCCTTGTCTTTGCGTGCCATCAGGGCCTCCGTCGTCGACCACGACCGACGCCTTGACGGTGTCCACGATGACGGCGAATGCGGGTGGCGGGTCGGAACATCCGACCCATCTTGCCCGCAGGATCGACGCGGGATCGTGGGCCAAGGTTTACACCTCTGGCCATCAGAGCCTCCTTGTTCTGCGGAGCACGGACCGTTTCGTGAAGGAGCCGGGACGCCATCGCCAACTGGGCGTTTTCATATTCCGCACCGACTTGGCTTGCACCTGTCGGCGCATGATGTCTGAAAAATTGCTCCCGGCACCCCGACTAACGGCCATGCCTTCTCCGCTTGCGGGCTCTGACGCGACGCGCACGGCGCGTCTGTTTCAGTCGCTTGCCTCGTGCCATCGGAATTACCTCCGACGACGACGACCACCGCGACGCCGTCTACGTCCTCTACGTGCCATCTGCTCTTCTCCCATTGCTGGTGTGATGTGTGGCAACTTACGCACCGAACAGGGTACGATCTTCAGAGGCAACGTGCAACCGCTCGATGGTGAAGTCCGGCGAGTAGCTCAACAGATCGACCGCGCCCATGATGCCGGACCCTGAGATCGATGGCGTCGAGGGCTGGAAGTCATAGCCCTGGCCTTCGCTGAGCTGAAAACCGACATCCTGATTGCCACCCGGCACACCGCCGCCGCGACACAGGATTTTGCCGGTGAAGGCGACGCCGCCGCCGAACTCGTCGTCAAATTCGAGGAACAAACGCTTCCAGTTTTTGATCGTGACTTGTTTTTGCTCGGTGCCGCGATAGTAGGCGGTCGACAGCCGCTTCGCGAGCGCGGGATCGGGCTGCGCAAACAACTGATAGAGCGAAGTGCCGTCCGTCCCATAGGGCGTGATGACGCTGTCCTGCTCGTAGTAGCTGATGTTGGTGAGATCGAGGTTCTGGCTCGCGACCGACCAGAAATCGGTCGGCGATCCGCCGGTCGTCGGATGCCACATCAACAACAAATTGCGCTTCTGCCCCCACGGGTCGGTGAAGACACCGTTGCACAGCAGCACCTTGAAACCGAACATCGTTGCCGGGGCCATCGTCGGCAGCACGGTCGACACATCGAGCGTATTGAAGATGCTGGTGACCTTGGTGCCGATGGGCCGTGCCTCCGCGCCCTTGCACTCGAAGATGCCCGCGCCGTTGAACATCTGCATGTAGCGGCCGATGCGGCCGACCGGGCGCGGGAAGCGCTGGCCGACCTGCGGGTCGACGTTGGAATAGCTCATGTTGGTGACGAAGGGACTTTCTGGCGTGCCGCTGCCGCTGAGCTGGATCTGACCAATCAAATCGATGGAGCTGTCACCATAGACGTACAGATAACCGGCGCTCGCGGCGAGGTCGTTGAAGGTGTAGGTCAGCTTGTTGCCGAAATAGCCGAAGCTGCCGCCGCCGTCTGTCGTGGAGAAATCCGCGCCATTGGCGGGCGCGGTGTAGCTGATGACATCTTTGCCTGCAACAAACAAACGCGACTGGTAAACTTCCATGCAATAAATGCCGGGCAGGCCGACCGGCATGGTGTAGGCGGGTGGCGGCTGCGGACCCTCGGCGGCATTGGTCAGCCAATCCGGCGCGGGGTCGCCGGGGGCAGAGAGCGTGGTGCCGTCCCAGCCGTAGAGCCCCTGGGGGCTTCCAAACAAGACGCCGCCTGCTTGCCCGGCAATGTTACCGTAGTATTGAGGCCGCCACACCACTGCGCTGGCCCAATATTGTGGACCGATGGGCTCCCAAATGGCCTCTCCGGCTTTTGAAACGCTGGTGACCTGACGGGTGTCGAGGTCGACTTGATCGACGGTGCCGTCATCGAGGAACATCCAGCCGAGACGACCGGGAGGCGGGACATTGAACTCTCCTGTCTCGTTGCCGATGAAGCCAAAAAAGATACGCAGGATCTTTTTACCTGCCGGTGCAGTGTAGATCGCCGGACCGTGGCCCCAGCATGATCTTAAATTGCCGCTGCCACACACAAACAGGTTTTCGTCCCACCAAAATTCGTTCTCGTCAATGACGCTGCGCTTGTTTTGTTGGTTGAGACCAGCGAAGTCCTGCAGCGTGTGCAGCTCATACGGGTTGGCGCTCTGGATCGGCATCAGGCGCTCCGCATTATGCCACCCGCGTAGGCCGACTGGATCATTTGCGGGCACACGACGCTGGCGCAGAACGGCAGCTCAGTGTTGAACGTCGTCGCCATCGCCTGCGCGTCCTGCGGACGCTGTTGCTGCATCAAACACAGCGTCGCCGCCCAGTACGAGACCGCGTCGGTCCACGGATAGGGAATGGGCTCGGGATCGTCGTCGTTCAACAGCGGCATCGGGATGCAGGTCAGGTCCAGCTCCATCGGCTGGCCCTGTCCAGGGATGGGCGCGAGGTAGATCTTGGCCAGCGGGCCTTCGTTGAGCTGCGTCCACCAGCCGGGCTCGCTGATCGTGCCCAGAAACGTGCGCCCGTAGATGCGGAAGCGCGCCTGGAAGTCGGTCCAGACCAGTTTGCGCCACATCGGTTTCCACGCCCCGCCCGCGATGATCCACTCGCCGTTGCTGGCCTGCTGTTGCCAGCGTCCGCCGACCGCAATCGACAGCGACCGGCAGCTCAAGATTTCTTTGATGCCGGGCATCGCGGTTTGCGCCAGCGCGTTCCACGACGCGAAGGTGTAGGTCTCTTGATTAGGGATTGTTTGGACGCCGGGCGGGATCACGCGCAGACACCCGCTTGCTGCGGCGATGCGACGGCGCGACCGATTGATGTAGGTCTTCAGCGTCGGCGTCGGGAAGAATTGACCTTGCTGATCGTTGAGCAGGTTCCGCGTGTCCTCCACGTACTGCGTAAGCATCGGCCTGCTCCGAGTTGAAGCCACCGGGTGGTGTGACCACTTGTGGCGGCGTCGTCTGCGGCCCCGGAAGCCCCCAGCCGTTGAGGATAATATTTCGCGTCGTCGGCGTCGATGGCGGTGTGTTGTCGTCCCAGACACCTCCAGTCTCGGTCGCGCCGTTCCAGATATTGGCGAACACAATCGGCGGCGATGGTGACGTTGTGGTGAAGCTCGGGAAGAGCGATGCGGCGGTCGGCACCGTCGCTGAGCCGGGTGGCTGGAAGCGCGGCTGCGGATAGCCCGCGACCGAAGGCGGCACCCCTGCTGTGTCGACGGCGGGACCGACCAGCGGCCCGACCGGCACATGACCCATTGGCGGCGGTGTCGGTGGCGGGAATGGCGGCACACCGACCGGATCGCCGACCGGCGGCGGCGGAATGATTGGCGTGAAGGCCGGGAAGAACGCTTCGGTGCCGGGGCCGCCCGGTGGCGTCGCCGGTTCCTCGAAGGTGAACCCGCCGTACATGGTGTTCTCACCTTCGGGCGTCATGACGATCACGTCGACTGTCGCCAAGTAGGCGATCAGCGGCGTGTCGCAGGTGATCTCGGTATCGCTGACCTCCACGACATTGCTGGCGTCTTCACCGCCGAAAGTGACATCGGTCACCCCCGTAAAGCCGGTGCCGGTGATGGTGACGGCGGTCGCGGTGTTCGGCAGACCAATGTTTGGTGTGATGTCGTCAATGTTGGGCGCAGCCATCTACCACCTCCGCATCAGCGGCGGCATCAACGGCGGCAGCGGCGACCATGTCGGCGGCGGGCTCGACGGTGGCGGCCGGAATGGGGCGCGCAGCGGAGGTTGGCACCAAGACGGGGGAGGAGGCGTCGGGGGCAAGCCTGCACAGACCGGCCCCATCAGTAACCCCGTCCCAGGTGCCCGGCTCTCACTCTCGAACGGCCAAGGGCCGCGCGGGAACGGCCACGTTCCGTTGAACGGTGTCGGCGGAAATGGAAACCACGCATAAGGCGGATCGAGCCAGTGCGAGCCGGGCATGACGTAGTGCGGCTTGTGCGGCGACGCTGCGATCACGCGAACGGTCGAGCACGGGTTCATGTTACGGCCCTGGAGGCGGTGCGCTCACGACGGGGAATGCCGGTGCGGCCGGGTTCGGCGGCACGTTGGTCATCAGCAAGCCGGTCGACGGTTTTGAGCAGACCAGATTGAGCGCGGTGAGCGACAGGCCCACACTCGCGATCTGGCCTTGCGGAATGGTCGAGTACCAGCCGGTCCAGGCGAAGTTGGCGTCTTCGTGGATGACCAGCGTGATGTATTTGCTGTTGAAGCCGATGATCAGGCCGCGCGGGCAATTGAGATCGAAGAAGATTGGCGTATCGCCTAAGAGCAGACCCCGGAAGCCGGAATTGACGGGATCGTCCTTGCCCCAGCGCGAGGTCGGATCGTTGTTGTAGCGCTCCAGGCTCATGAAGTCGGCCATCAACTGCGTCCAGTCTTCGATGGACATCACGACGAAGTCGAGCGCCTCGCCGCCGGAGTGTTTTGCGGCGGCAAGCAGATTGGGGATCATGCCAGCGCGTGACAGCGTCGCGGCTGGCGGTGCGTCGATGACAAGCCCGCCCCAGGTCGGATAGGTGGCGCGGCTGAGCCCGCCATACACGTCGACCGTGGTGCCGTTGTCGTAGGCGTCGAGCAGGCCGAACATCTGCAGCACGTTGGTGACGCCACCCGTGGTGTTCGAGGTGAACAGCGCACCGGCCAGTGACGCGAGCGCGGAGTTTTTCAGATCGTTGAGCTTGAGCATCAGCCGCGAGGCAACGGCAATCGCGTCCTGCGTCACCAGTTGTTCGAGGCCCAGTGACGAGACCGGCGTCGCCAGCGCGCACAAATTCCACTCGGCGTTCACGGTGGCGGCGACATCCTGCGGCAGATTGAATTGCCCAGCCGGACCAATCCACGAGCTTTCGACGTACTGGCCGGTCTGCACCGGCTGAGTGTACGGGCTCACGCCACCGGAGGCGCGAATGGCATTTCTCAGGAGCAACGCGAGCAGCGGGTTCTGTCGGTAGATCAGGATGACGACCATCTGGGCGAAGACGCGCCGAACAGTCGCTTCGAGTTCAAGACCAATCGGTCCGCTCGGAATTAGGCCAGCGCCCAGGATAGGCATGATTAGAACCTCTGTTGTTTGGCGCGCTCCTGATCATTGTGAAGCGCTTTGAGGATCTCGCCGCGACCCCACTCTTCGGGGTCCTTGGCGATTTCAGCGAAGCCGGGAGCCTTACTGTGGTTCCATCGGCCGTCGTGGAAGGCTGCTTCACTAGGTTGAGGGTTCTGGGCTGCCATGTAGGACGCGGCTACGTCATAGTCACCGACGTTGCGCTCGACCATCAGCTTTTCAAGATCGGTCATCGCGGCATCGGTGAAGCCGTATTTTTCCTGCGTCTGTTTGCGCAGGCTCTGAAAACTTGTCTGATCGGCGCGCTCTGCCTCTTCACGCTTTTCGCGCTCGCGCTCTTCGCGGTCTTTCGCAAGCCGCTCTTCGACGCGCGCTTCGACATCGTAGTCGGGAATGTTGAGGTTCGGATATTTTTTCTTGATCAGGGCCTTGGCTTCGCGCGTGAGCTGCGGATCGTTGTAGATGCTTTCAACAAAATCCGCGACTTGGCGGCGGCCCTGGAGGAATGCAAACTCTTCATCCGAGACTTGGCGTGGCATCGTTCGCCTCAGTTGGTGTTGCCCTTACCGATGATCGACGGCTGCAACGGCATCCCGCCCTCGGGCTTCGGTACGCATTTTGGGATCGCGCCCCATTCGCTGGTCTCGCTCTGCGTGTCGACCTGCAAGATCGTGCGCGGCGGTGTCTCGGGTGGCGTGGTGATCGGAGGATCGTAACTGCGGTTCTGGGCCATGAGGGATCTCCCGTTTTTTGCCCTTTATCACGAACCGGGTAGCGGCGTCGAGGGCATGGGGGCTTGCGGAGGCCCGCCACCACCGCCGCCGGGTGCTCCACCACCACCTCCCGGCGCACCTTGACCCATCTGGCCCATGACCTTCTGCAGCAGTGCGTTACGCACCAATCCGCGCAGCATATCTTGCAGGTGTGTGCGCTGCACGCCTGCGGTCGGTGCGCCCTGCGGGATGTGGCGGCTCATGCTGCTGATGGCGCGTATCGCGTCACGATGAATGGGGGTTCCAGGCGCGAGACCGGGCAGCGCCTGCTGGATCATGCTGATGGCCTGCATCACCATCTGCATCGAGTTCGATTGATCGCCGGGTCCGGGGGCGCTGACTTGCGGCTGCCGTTGTTTGCCAGCGAGCGCTGCGAGCACCGGCCCGCCACCCTGCATTGGATTAGGAGCGCCACCACCACCATCGCCGCCAGGAGCCGGGCTAGGAGGTCCGCCGCCACCACCACCAGCACTCGGATCGTCGCCCTGATCAGCCGCATCTGTGAATGCCATGTGCCTGCTCCGGTGCCGCCCCCTGCTGTGAAGAGGGGGGATGGGGGGATGCAAGGGGCGGCGTGTCCGATCACGAAGGACGCCGCGAAAGTTACACCTCACTTCGGCTTTCGTCCACCGCCCTTGCCGCCTGCGGCTCCGCGTTTACCGCCCGGTGGAAAACCCAGCACGCCTTCGATCAGCTCTTTGGTCTCTTGTTGCTGGGCGGCGGCGGCCTGTTTCTTCTGCCGCTGCCTAAGTCGCGCGAGCAACAAGTCGGCTCCAGGCGGATGCAGCATGTGGATAAGGTCTTCGGCGTCAATCGCGCCTGCGCGTGCAAGAGCAATGGCCACCTGACGGTTGTCTTCGGCGAAAGCGGGCGACGCGCTATGACTGTCCACTTGGATCTGAAATTCATCGGGAAGGCTGTGCAGTGTGAAATCGATTTTGCTGTCGGCGGTCGTGTAGATGTGCGCGTCCATCGCTTGCATGATGCGGAAGCTCAGATAGCCGCTGTCGGCCAGTTGTCGTTCGACGCGGGCGGCCTGATCAATGAGGCGAGGGGTGGAAGTCCGTACCAAAGTCTGAGCGTGAACGCCTGCGCGGACACCCGGCTCACCCTGGCCGGACATGATGGGGCTAAATCCTGAAGCTTCGTCAAAGAGCTGAAAAAGGAACTGAAGTTCTTGTAGGTAATTTTCGGGGGGCGGATCGAGGAGCTTCGTGGCTTTTGCATTAGGATTAGGATCATTGAGAAAGCCGCCTTCGCTGATGATCTTGAAGTACTGCTCTTCGGTGATCGAGGTGAAGCCGGAGAACACCTGCGGCGAGTTGACGTTGCGATCCCACATGACTTTCAGGTCGCGCATTCGCTTGTTGAGCACGTCCTGCAACATCTGCACGTCGGCGATGATTGAGCGACCCCAGAAATAGCCGGGTGTTGCCTGCGGCTGCACCTTCACGAACGGCGTGCGGCCGGGCACCTTGGACAGATTGCGCCGCGTCCTGTCGCCTTCGATGATGATCGGCTCGTGCCCGTAGATCGCCTGAATGGTGGTGTAGTCGCCCTCGCGGTCGCGGTCCTTGATCCACACCTCGCAGTGCTTGACGGTCGGCGCAAGCCGCCGGTTCGGCTTCCACGGGGTGGGCACCGGGAAGACGTTGACGATGCCCGCCGCTTCGGCACGCGGCACGCCACCGGGCACGTCGCCCAGCGGGTTGAGCCCGCCGACGACCATCTGGTGGAAGTAGCTCGGCTCTTCGTCGCTCGGATCGGTGCGGCGGCCTTCCTCGATTTGGGCGATGATCTCTTTGCGCTTGGGGTGATCTTGGAGGATGGTACGCAGCCGCGTCAGGGTCGGATAGCTGACATGACAAATCGCTTCCTGCTCGTCCAGGCTCAGCGTCGTCTCGCTGAGTACGCCGAAATTTTGTGGATGCACCATGCCCAGCTTGAAGCCGCCGGTGTTCTCGTCGGGCACATGCTTCAGGAGCTGGGCTCCGTTGACCAGCGACCAGACAACGCTTTCCGCGAAAGTTACGTCGCTGTCAGTGTTCCGGTAGTCGGCGGTGAGCTTCTCGCTGACCAGCTCGGCGCGCTCCAGCACGCTGTCGTCCTGACTGGTGTCATAGACGAGGGCGAACCGAACGTCGGTCGGCTGCATCAAAAAACCGGCGAGCTTGTCGATGAAGGGTTTGGTCTTGTTGTAGATCGCGGCGCGCTGATCGTAGGTGCCGGTGTAGTAGTAGGCGCTTGATCGCGTATAGACCATACCGCGCTCGCCGGACGACGCCATGCACTCGTCAATGATCTCTTTAACCCAGATGTTGAAGTCCTTGCCGTCAGGAATGCGCAGCATGGGGCCAGTCTCTCTCCATCGCGCGCCACTCGACCTCGCGATGGATCAGGTTGAGCTGGCGGGCGATATTAGCCGCGCCGCCGGTCTTGTCCATCCACTGCCATAGGACCGTCTCGTACTCGACTAGCTCGCTCATGCTCAGCTTGGTGATGCGCTGCTCGTCAAGCCGCAACAACCGGCGACGATACATGATCGGCATCACCACACCTTGATCGCCCGTCGCCGCGACGCCTCGATCAGGTCGGGTTGCGCACCGCTCTTGAGCATCGCTTGCAGCGTGTCGACGCCGCTGTAGCCGCCGTTGTCCATCCGCGTCTGGCGGCCGATGGCGACGGCGGTCTGGATCATCGCGCCCGCCGCGCCCCAGGTGCTGGCCTGCCCTGGCGTGCCCTGATCCTTGTAGCGGACCTTGGGCGTGCTGTCGGCACGATGATCGCGCTTGAGGTCGGCGACGCCGTAGTCCTTCTCAACGATGTCCTCCATCAGCGCATTGGCGCGCGACGACGGCGAGGTGCCGACGAGCGCCACCGGCTTGAACTCTTGCTGCATCGCGCGCGCGGCGCAGTGCGGGCACGGCGGCGGAGGATCGTCGCATTGCTCCAGGGTCAGCCAGACCTCGGTGAAGTGACCGCAGTCTTCACAGCCGTAGGTGCGAACAATGGGCATGTCAGAACCAATGTTTGAACAGATAACCGAACACAAAGATCACGATCAGAGCGGAGATGATCATGTAGAGCGTCCGCTCCCACTGCATCAGAATTTCTCTTTGTGCTCTCGCGACTTTTTGTTGATCATCGCCATGTGCTGCGAAAAAGCAAACGAGAGAACCGTACCCATATCCTGCTTCGGCCTCTCGCCCTTAACGCTATCCCAAGTGAGATTGCGAGCCACCAGACCCGGCCGACGCCACTCGACCCAAGCGTGATGCGCCAGGACAAGCGCGGAAACGAGATCATCGTTCTCTCCGGTGTCGGGGCCTGCGCCAATCCAGCCGTCGTCTTCCACGATGGATTGGATCTGCGCAATCAGCTTCGGCGACCGGATCTCCAAGCGTCGCAGCATCAGGCTGTCGCGCAGCTCGGCATAGACCTGATGTTTGTTGTCGCTGTTCGCTTTCCAGGCGATCACGTTGCCCGCGCCGCCCAGGGTGTCAGGACGCTTATACAAAAACCAGCGCACCGCGCCAATCATGTTCAAGATATTTTCTGAGCCGGGCTCGCCCTGGAGGATGCCGCGTTCGGCGAGCTGGCGCAGGTTGCGCACCTCGGGCAGCACCGCCGCGCCGACGCCCGTCACTTCCAGATTTGCCAGATGATCACGGTAAGCACCGGCCAGATGAGCAAGCACCCAAGCCAACTGATAAGTAAGCGGGTGATTAGATTGAAATTCGGCGACCTGCACGACCTTGTCGGCGTAGCATCGTAAAACTTCAATTGCGTGATCGTCGCTCTCGCCGCCACCACCGCCGGATGGATCGACACCAATGCAGTAGACGCCATCGGGCTCAGGTGGCTCCCAGACTTTGAGCATTGCGTCATCGGCGGCCTCCACGCGGTGGATCTTCGAGGCCAGGAATTTTTCATCGAAGCTATAGCGATAGCCGCGATACGGCGGGCTGACGGGCGCGAGGCTCTCGCTGATCTCCAGGGTGCGCTGCGCCGGGAAGAAGCCGGAGCCGGACGCGATGAAGCATTCGCGTTCGTGGAACGGGAAGTGGCGCAGCATGTACTCTTCGGCGCGAAACTCGCTCTCGCGCCGCCACCACGCGATCTGCTCCGGCTTGACGGTGTATTTGTAGTTCTCGCGCACATAGCGGGCGCGGTTGACCTCTTCGACCGTCAGGCGACCGTCCCAGTAGACGGTGTAATCAGGATCGTCCTTGGGGATTGTGTAAGTGGGGTTCGCCCAGAAGCCCAGGAAGATGAACCGCATGTGGCGGTCGACCTTGGCCTGCTGGCAAAAATTGTAGTACCAGTTGAAGCCGTTGGCGATGCTTTCCCAGATGTAGAGCCGATGCGGATTTTGCCGCGCCAGCGATGCCTTCAGGCTCTCGACACCCGCCAGCGATTTCCAAGTCCCGCACTCGGTGGCGTGCAGCATGTTGAGCGCGCGGCTCGCGCCCAGGTCGGGATTGCTCGCCGCCGCCATGAGATCGATCACGCTGCGGTTGGCAAAGGCCATCCCGCTGCGATTGTTCTGGACTAGTTTGTGTTCCGGCGACCGCCACTCGGAGGGTAGGGTTTCGAGCAGAGATGCAAAAATGCGGCGGAGGCGCTCAAGATTATCAGTGCGGTCAGCAATGATTGCTCCTTGTACGCCAGGGTTAGCCAGAGCCCAGAAAAGCTCAATAACAGAACAAACCGTCGTAATCGCCATTTGCCGGGATTTGAGAACAACAAACTCATGCACACCTTCCTGTAGACCACGCGCGACAGCATCGATCACGATGCGCTGGGACAGCCACGGCTCGACCCGCGACCGGCCCAGCTCTTTGGTGTCAATCTCAACACTCGTCAGAAGATCGTAGATGCCCTGGCGGATGGTCGGCATGGACAGGCGGCTCCGGCGATGTCTCGGTCGCGGGTTGCGCCGCGACGATACCGTAGGTGTCGCCGCTCCGTCGAGGCCCGTGGCCGCTCTCGTAGAGGGTTCCTGCGTTCTTCGCGGTCGCGCCGCGCGCCACGTCGGACTGCACCCGCATGGTCAGGGCGATCTGCTGGATGGTCGCCTCGCGCATTTTGTCGAGCGTGGTCGCGATCACGCGCAATTGCTTTTCGATTTCGCCTAGCTGTTTGCAAAGAGCGTCCACAGCATCATCGAGTGCATCGACCACTGCGTCATCTGAGGTCTCGGGTTCGTCTGTCATTTGCCGTTCCTCTTGTCAGGTGCTATAAGCACCACCTCCACTAGGGTAGTTCTTGGGTCTGTTGACCGCCGGAGCCGCACACCGCTCCGGCGGTTTTTCATGCGTGGCCCTTCAGCTCGGGCTGCCCCTCGAAGCGGGCGATCTGCTCTTTCAGCAGCGTCACCACGTCCGCACGATTGGCGTTGCTGATGTAGTTGCAGCGCCCCGGCTGATCGCCGAACTCGAAAAGCATCAGCACGAAGCCGTTTTTCCGTTCGCCGTCTTCGTTGAAGAACCGTTCGAGCAAGCCCGCGAGCCGGTTCATTTTCTCGCGGTACTGCGGTTCGATGGGCGCGTCACCGAGTTGGTTTTGTTCCTTTGCCATATTTTTGTCCGAAATTTTTTTTGGATTTTTTTTTCAATTTTGCTTCGATTTTGGCGGTCGCCCCAGGACGATCTGGTGGATCTCGGCGTCTGTCGGCACCCGGACGAACGACACGTCGTCGCCCACCCGGATCACGTCGACGGCCTCAAGATCCATGTTCTGGCCTTTCGCCGACGCGACCATGATTGCGGTGAGCGCGTGCGTCATCACCAGCACCGCGTCGCTGGGCGACATGGCTTGGCTCTGGCACCATGCGATCAATGCGTTTGATGCGTCTTCGATGTCACGTTGGTTCATTTGTTTGCTCCTGTAGCTCGCGCACCCGGACGAGAATATCGCCCTGCAATGCGACGCTGGTTTTGCTGCGGTTGAAGAACGCCTTTTCTCCTAGAAAGGCGAACAGGCGATCCACGTCGATTTCGATCTCGACCATGCACATGGTCGGCTTGGCGGCGACGCCGCGTTTGAACGGCATTCGCCGCACGAAGGTCTCGGTCGACTTACCGCGTTGGTTGTTTGTTATCGGCATTGTTGGTCCTGTCGACGCCGTTCGGCCAGTTGGTGAGCGCGGTCTTTTTCCAGTTCGGCAGCGGGTCAACGATTTCGAGCACCTTCATTTTGTCGCGTTCTAGGTCGGTGTCGCGGTAGGCTTGTGCCTCCTGCAACGACTTGAACGGACCGATAGCGATAGTCTCACTTTCCAGCGTCACCACGTACTTGCTCGTCATGATCTCCCTCCAGTTGCTTGGGTGTCACCACTTTCGGATTGAGCCGCTTCAGCACGTCGTAGCTGCCCAGCCAGATGCGGGCTCCGGCCTCGAACTGGGCTTGTAGGGTGTTGATGACCTCTTTCAGGTCATCCACTTCATGGTCGCGCGTATGGCGCTCGGCCTCATGTTTGGTTTCGAGCTGCACGATTTTTGTTTGCAGGTTTTGGACCTCGTCCTCGGCCAGCTCGGCGCGGTGCCGCCAGTGATCGACATCGTTTTTGAGCGTGGCGATCTCGGCGACTTGTTGATGATGCCGGTTGACGGTGCGGCGGATTTCCGCTTCGGCGTCATCAGACGAAAAGCTCGGCGGCGGCGGCGGCTTTGGCGGATTGCCGGGCGGCGGCATTGGCGGGGCCATGCGGACGCTCTTGGGTCTGAAGTCGGTCATTTTTGCTCCACTGTGATGTTCTCCATCACGCTCTTGACGCGCGAGGCTGAGCCACCGAACGCGCGCCAGTTCGAGCGCGCCCAGTCCCACGCGGCATTTTCGTCTAGGAATGGCATGTAGACGACGGCCTCGCAGCCGGGCGCGTTACAGCCGCTGAGATCGAAGGCGATGCGAAAGAGGGTCATTTGTTTGATCCAGTGCTGCAAGCGCCTTGTGGCATTTGAACAAGGCATCCTGATAAGCCTTGATCGGCGACAGATAGTCCGCGTGGGTCAGCGCGAGCATCAGCCGCTCGCGATACCGTTCGACAGACTGGCGATCTGTCCAATCGACTTTCATGGCCACACCGATGTGTGGACGGTCTGACTGTCGTCGTTGATGTCGCCCCAGTCGTGAACAACAATCGTGATGGCGAAACCTTCAGGCACGGCGACGTGCTCGACCGTTCCGTTTTTCACCGTGATGTCGATCACCGCCATTGGACGGGCGATGATCGGTTCTTTCTCGCCGCGCTCTATGGCACCCGTGACGTGATGCCGTAGCGCCTCTTGCGGCGTATCAAATTTGCTCATGCGATGTCTCCCACACCAAAGGTCTGTTGCACGAGGCGCACCGCTGCCATCTGGCGGCGGTACTCTCGCGGATTGTCCAGGCGATCAACGATGTTCTGAAAGGCCAGCTCGATCACCAGTCCCAGCGCAGCGTTGATGTGATCAGTTTCGGTGGGCTTAATTTTAACTGCCACACTCATTTTGGGTTCTCCACTGGTAGGCTTGACCCGTGGGTCAGTGACCTTGTAGGAACCGGGTGAGGTCCAGTCTCCCGGTTAACCCAGGTCACCTTTCGGCAGAGACGCCCACGGTCGCCTCTTACTTTGTAAAAGTAAGCCTCTTGACAGTTTCCGTCAAGAGGCTTTCCTTATGCCCCGCCCGTAATGCACCGGACCCCCGGAACTGGGCCGTCCGTCATGTCGTGGCTGAATTGAGGGCATATTCCACGGCGTAGGCCAGATAGTCTGGATCGTTCTCTTGATCCAGTTTGCGGTTGATCTCCGCCATGTTGGGCAGGATCACCTTTTCGAGTAGTTCACGATGCAGATTAGGCGGCTTCGCTTTGTAGATCGCAACCGCCTTGCGCTGCTGCACCGTCGACAGGAAGTCTTTTATTTGGATAGTCTTCATCACACGCTCCTTTGGTGTTTGTTTGATTGCACTCGCGGCAAAGGGCGCGGATTGTTTGTTAGTCGTCGTCGTCTTTTTTGTTGTAGTTCACGACGACGACCTCGCCGGTCCGTTCAAGTTCGGACAAGCGGGCCTTTTGGAGTTCGCTGTCTTGCGCGTCACAGAACCCGCGATCCGTGACGAAGGTGCGCGGCGCGGGCTGTGTCATCAGCCATGTCAGTGCCGGACCGTCGACGGTGTTGCCGCGATGCTCCGGCTCTGCGACCTCGGCGGCGCGTCGGCCGTCGCGGGCGTAGATCCAGAGCCAGCCTCGACCGCCATCGCCCGCGTAATAGGCGATGGTGCCAAACGGGGCTTTTTCGGCCCATTGTTTGATCACATCGAAACTGCCCATTGAACCGGACGCATCGATCAGGATGGTCCCGCCCGGCTCGACAGGCGTGCGGCGCAGGAATAGACGCTGCGGCAAGAGCGGTCGCCGCAATGCGGGCCGGTACATCCGGCTTCCCATTGTTGCGCGCCGCATCCCAATCGCAGAGCCTTCGCAGTGCTCGGTCTTTGGCAATTCGATGATCCGCATCTCCGGCTGTTCAAAGCCGTTGATGGTGATAATCGGAATTGTCGTGTCTGGGTCATCGACCCAGCCAGGACCGCCGCCGCCCGCGACGTAGTAGTCCGGCTTTGGCAACTTCGGTTTGATGAAGCCAAACACCGTTCCAACAATGTGGGCGGCCTTCGCGCCGTCGTTGCATTGCATGGCGTCAATGATCGACATCGCAAGCTCGCGCTGTTCATCACTGACAAAGTCTGCATCACACGATGCCACGTAGTAATCGCCGTGGTTGATGGCACCGATCACAGCTACTTGGCGCAGCCGTCCAGAAAAATCTTCCCAGCCGCCCCGGTACTTGGGTTGGTCGGTCAGAATGTTCTCGAACGACGCGCGTTCGTAGGCCATGTAATCGAGCGCCGCTTTGGTGACGCTTTGTGGCGTGCCGTATCCCTTCCACGGCCAATGCAACACATGAATGCGGACATCTTCGAGCGTTTGCGCGACGCTGTCCGGTACCGATGCGTACATTTTTTTGTACGTGCGCTGATTGGTATGGCGCGCGTGCATCAGTTCGTGGATGCGGATGACAGCCACTGGCGGAGTGTGGATTTCAGTCACCTTAAAGGTTCGAGGATCGAACCCCGTAAAGGCGGTGCTATCCTGATGCTCGAAGTGCACCGGAGTGCCGCGCTTTTGCGGCACCCCGGCAACGAGCATCGTATCGCGACCTTGGCGAACGATCTCCATGTGCGATCACTCCGTGATCGCGGCGAGGAAATCGGTCGCCTCGTCGCCCGCCAGTCCCAACGCCGTCGCCAGCCTGTCGCCTTCGATACCGACTTTCGACAGTTCGTTGGCGGCAAGGCAGAGACCGACACTCATTGGGCGCGTCCAAGTGTAGCTTGAACCGCGCCCCACGACGCGCTTCGCTTGCTCGGCGAACGGACCCAAGGCTTCCTGCGTTCCTCGGCTCAATTCGTTGGCGCGCAAGATGATGTCGAACCGTTCGTAGATCGGTTCGGGCAACACATTGGGTGCCGGGTTCATTGTGCCGACGACAGCATAACCCGGAGCGGCTTCGACGCGCTCGCCCGTGGGCAATGTGATGCCTGCGGGCTTATCCATGAGCGCGTAAACGACCGTTTTGCACTCCATCGGGATTTCGTTGATTTCATCGATTTGCAGCGTGGTGCCGTTGCGCAACGCTCGGATGGCCGGACCATCGGCCCAAACCGTCTTCCCGTCGCGCAGCGTCCAGCCACCAATCAAATCGTCCAACGGCATTCCAGAGTGGAATGTAATCCGTTCGCTGTTGAGCATACGATTTGCGATTGTCGACTTTCCGGTTCTGGAAAAACCGTAGATCAACAGTCGATTGACGACGCTCGGAAACACTGAAGTCTCGACCAGCTCCGTAAAGACGGTGTCCCACGAAGAGCCAGCACGAAGCTTCAGGGCATTTGCTTTCACGATATTCGACGACATAGGGTAGTTCTCCACTGGGCGGAATTGCCCGTCGAACCGTGCAGCTTTGTTTGTTTGCTGCACGGCTCTGCGGGCAATTCGTTAGCGGCTCTCAGTTCCAGGCAGACACTCCACATGGCAATTGCATGTGTAGCTTTGGACGTTGCCGAACAGGTCTGTTTTGTAGCAAGTCTGGCAGACCCGCTGCACGGCGCACATTGCCTTTTGAACTGGCAGCGGCGTGAATTGTGCCGCGCCCGTTGCGATAACGAGCGCAGCAACAATTGCGCGCCTCATGCGTCACCGCGCAAGTGTGGTGCGGGAAAGCGCAGCGTTTTCGCGCCGCGTTTTTCGCCGCACGCCTCGCAGTCTGGATCTCCGCAGTCCCAATCGTCTGGGACCTGCGATAGTGCGGCGACCACCAAACCGCGCAACGCGAGCGCTGTTTGTTTGGCCCCGCGCTCTTCCGCAAAGTCGGCGAAAGCGTCCATCGCCATGCCAAAGGCGACGACATCGCCCGCCGTTGTGAGGCGAACGACAATCGCCCGTGACAATGGCGAGCGACGTGCGACCAATTGTTCGACTTTCATTTGATCTCTCCACTAGGGGCAGGATTGCCCAACCTGTCGCGGCCATTTTCGACCGCGACAAGCGGTGCAATTCCGCGCCCTATGTCGCGAGTGCAATAGTTGACCCTTCCGCCCTAGTGCGGTGTCGCCGATGTTTGTTTGCTATTTGACTTTGATGATTACGCCGTCCTTAACCGTGCAAGCGGCATACCACTTGTGCGGTTGCGGAAAGTGCGGACCTTCGCAATAGACCGTGCCGTTCTGTGTCGTCTCACCGCCAAACGGTCCGGGCTGATGATAGGTGACAGCGCGGGGCGGTGTGGTGCCTGCTGTGCCTGGAACGTAGCTTGCGCGAGCGTTCCAAGCGGCAACGGCGTCCTTCAGTTCCTTTTTCGTCTTGAAATTGCGATCCGTATACATGTGCTGTGCTCCGATTGTTTGTTTGGTCAATCGGCGACACAGCACTAGAGCGAAAAGGCATTGCGCCTTGTGGGCGCAAAATGTGTAGCGCACCTATCGGGCAAAGTGACCCTTGTAGGGTCCGCGTGCTCCGCCGTGTTACCCTTCAGGCGCATATGCCTTGTCACGCCTTCAGCGGAAACAAAGCGGCACCCTATCTCTGGCACGGTCCCGAATGGCACGTTGGGCACCTCTAGCTGTTCCCCATTTCTCGGTCACGGGGCATGACGCCGTAGCAAGGTATTGCGGCGTAGGTCATGGGTGGCGGCCTCTAGGCCGGTAGATCAAACCTCCAAACAACAACAAACCAAGCGCTACCAACCACACCGCAGCGTAAAGGGAAATAGCTTTACAGGATGCCTGCCATGCAACGCAGTGATAGCCCGACAAGCTTTTTCACTTGACAGTTCTCAGGCGACCACGCG